TTTTTTATGCTACAAGTATGGCACTCATTTGTACGATAGATATTTCTCAGTTCCCTTAAACAATCCAGAATATAATCCACATCATCAATAGTACGATCAAGTCGGCTCATTTTTCTTTCCTCTCCACTTTGCTACAGTAGTCATTGCCCTCCCGGATGCCGGGGCACAAGACACAGTGGCCTGTTCGCTTATTCCAGTGCTTGCAGTCCTTACAGCGAATCAGCACCCCGTGATTGCCGCTGTACTGGAAGCCATCGCCATCGCCGACAACTACATAATCTATGATCATTTCAATATGCTGTGCCATTACAAACCTCCCGCTCTGAAAATCACAATCATGCTCGGGAATGGTGCAGAATTCTTCGATTCTCCAAACTTCAATCGTCCCTTGATAAACCTGATTTCCGAACGCCATTGGATATATTCGTGGAAGTATTTTGTGTCTGTCCTTGCAGGTATCAACAGGCAAACGACTGTTCCCGGCTTCCTTGATTCTTCCCATGCTTTTTTTACCCAGTCTGCAATCCTGCTGTATGGTGGATTGCAGAACACTCTGTACCCCCCCAATTTTGTTTAAGTCCATCAACCTGTGCAGTGAAGTACAGTTCGCATTTATGGTTTTCTTCTGTCGCACACGGGTCAAGGTTAAAGCTGAATTCATCATCAAGGCTTTTGAATAAATCATCAGGAGTTTCCCATTCATCCGATTTGCTTGAAAACAAAACTTTGTCCATCAATAAAACTCCCCTTCCATAAATCTGTAGCCGTTCACGTTCTTGTTGTACCGGAAGTCATCAGCGTTATCCTCCAACTGCTTCGTAGCCACCAGATCCATCAGTTCATCATAGCTGACAATCCGGTCATACTCATCCATGATGACAAAGTCCTTGCTGTCCACCGTGTACTTCTTCAACCAGTCACGGACATCCTCAAACTTCTCCCAGACGATCGGCGGATCATGCCAAGTGTCGTGAAACTCATGGAAAAGAAATTTCCATCCGTAAGACGATTTTCCGATGTGAATCGGTTCTTCGATACTCGGACGATTTCTCACAGCGTAGTAATTAGTCCCCATCCTTTACCTCCGCAGTAGCCAGTGCAAGATCCAATGCCCCGACAAGCCTTGCCGCATAAAGCTCACGATTGCTGTTATCCGCTTCCTCGCAGTAAGCACTGATATAGTCCCTCAGGATCTCCACGACCACGTCAGTCAGAATTGTCATCCTTAACCTCCCCGGTTATAATCTCAGAGCACGGCAGCTCCTGGATCCAGTCACAGAAGGCATGCCATTCCTGAAGTTTGTGGTCTTTCCGTGTCTGATAGATGTTGGTCAGTACTTCGTAGTTCAGCATAATGGTCCGCCTCTGGTTATAGCTTGTCGGGAGGAGCTGGATCATGTTGTACCAGGCTTTCTTGTCCTTAGTCTCGATGTAGATCTTCCGCTCCTTGTTGATCTGCTTAATGACCGCCAGAAGGATCATCATGCTTTCTTCGTCCAGATGATCGCTGCTGAAATCTTCAAGCGTCAGGTCTCTGCTGTGGATCTTGTGCATGGTTGAGCAGCTGTTTGCCACAGTGCCGACCTTATAGGTATCCGCTTCTTTCCACCAGTACAGCGGAGCCGTGACATCCGCATAGACCACAATCATTCTGCGGTATTTGGCGTGTACCGGCCCGGCTGCCGCAAGGCGCCGCATGAGATCCAGATCAGCATACCCAATAGCATTCTTATCACTGTCAAAGTAAGAATCACTTTTCGCCCAGCTGTTGAGCGGATTACGCATCCCCCTGATTGCCGGTTCCCATCCGACCACCTTAGTATTCTCAATTTTCAGCATCCCTCGCCCTCCTGACCTCTATCGCGTGACTCAGATATTCCTGCGCCTTGCCGAGATCATCCATCTCGCTGCCCTTGCGCCCTGCCCGGGCAATATACTTGATCACGTTACCGAGATCAAAGTCCAGATCCCAGTCTGCGATCACGTCCCAGGGTTCGTATTTCCTGCCGGCCACATAGTGCGCCGGGTTTTTGATTTCTGCCATTTTTACCCCTCCGCTTCGCTTATTGCTGTCCAGTTACTCGGTGCCTTTGGGACATCCTTTCCGGAGATAATCGGTTCATCCGGATCTATGATCTGCAGTTGCATCGGCTCACCGAAAGTTATCGCATACAGATTGCGATAGCCTATCAGGTTCCGCTTATATTCCATGATGTACTTATCTGTCCATGCAGATGCCTCAGCAACTAATTTCGACACTGCCTTGACACCCCACCTCGGAAATTTCTCATGCACCGCCAGCGAAAAGCTGATCAGGAAGGCTTCCACGAATTCCTTTTCAAATTTGTGACACCAGTCCATGTATGCTTTATTGGCTGCTGCCAGCTGTATGTCTTCCAGATCCTGCTCGTTTTGCTTTCGGACAACCTTCTTCGCAAATTGCTCCATGCGGACCGATGCCGTGACCTGATCTCTCAGCTCTGCATGATCCATTGCCCTCTGGATGTCGCCGGCTGTGATCCCGTCAAGGTTCATCTTCTTGGCTGTCCGCTCAATCCTTCTCCGTTCCGCTCTGGTCATGTGCAGAGCCCCCTCTCAAACGCTCTTCCCATTTCTTCCCATCCTCCACCATCACATAAACCTTAAACGGCCTGTCCTTGATCGGTATGATGCTCTCCGGATGATTCACGTTCTGCATCCGGTGATCCTCAGTGATCCGGTACAGTGCCCAGACCTCTCCGAGCACACTGTCCTTCCAGACCATCCGGATCATGGAGCCCGGAGGCATCTTCCTGATATCTTTGGCGTATACCCGGCCGTAGATAAATTCGCCGCTCCCGAAGTCATGCCTTGGCATCGTTCGCCTCCCGGAACACTTTCCACCAATCGACCCGCTGGCCGCACTCCGGACAGAAGCGGTTCTTCTCCGGCTCGTCCTTACCAGAGCGCATCCGGAGGTATCTTCCGCAGGAGGCACACCGGTATTCGCGCTTTTCCTCGCCGGATTTCTTGTCCCAGTAGCGCTCCGGCTTCATTGCGTCGTCCTTCCGGACCAGGAGACAGAGGTCGTTTTTCTCCTTCTCGGTCAGGGACGAGCAGTTCCGGATTGACTTCTGGAGGGCTATAGCGTATTCTGTCATTTCACTTTCTCCTCTTCCGCGATCCTCCGCAGCTCTTCCACAAACACCATCAGAAGGGCAAGGCAAAAGGCCTTATTCTTCTGGTGACCCTTTGTGATGCCATCAGCAGCCGCGAGGACCTTTGTGAAATACGATTCATTGTTTTCCTTTTCCGCTTCCGGCAGATACTGTTTGAACATCCGCCAGGCATCCACCACAATCCTGTAATACTCCATCATAGTTCCGTCACCCGGATATAGATCCCGGGGATGTCCGCCCAGAACTTTTCCACGATCTCCCTGCACACCAGAGCATCATCTTTCCAGAACCCGCATTCTGTCATACAGTCCTTCAGGAGCTTCTGCAGGTTGTCCGTGTCCGGCTTTGTAATTCGGTACTCACCATTGCGATGGCTGTTCCCTTTCGGAAAGCACCACTTCGTCACCAGCTCAAGCGGATGTCCTTCCAGCTTCTTCTCTGGAGTCCGCCCACAGAGGTGAGCTATTAACTTCGCCCTGGCTGCAGTCAGCTCCGCCGGTTCATAGAATACCGGCCTGCCGTCCGCTACCCTGACCTGCTTCTCCTGGTGGGTTGTTGTCGGCGGATTCATTTTTAAAAAAAATTCAATCATCTTGTTTTTCCTCTCGCGCGCGGTACAGCCTCCTTATGTCTGTGTACGGGCTGGCTGGCTGGGTGTGCCTCAAGCACCCACCCACCAACACCCGTATACGGACGTAAGGACTGTATAGTACCTTTAGGTACATCGTCCGTCCCTATGTCCGACCCTCGGACGGACGAAGAACGGACTACGTGTGTCCCTATACGGACGGACGTATAATTCACGTGCGTCCGACCCTCGGACGGACGTTAGGTTTCACGTGCGTCCGTGTCCCTTTGTTTTCTGCGGAGATATATTTTTCCGTCTTCATCATTTTCAAAAGTTTCGAAAAATTGCTGGTACTCATGGCGTCCTCTCTTGCCTTTTCCGAACCATCTTTTGATGGTATCCGGTGCCACTCCGATTTGCTCAGCTATATCTGCTGCAGACACAACACCCGCCTCGTTTACCAATCCGTCAAAGGCTATCTCGATCTCACCGAGAGTATCTTTGTTCTTCTGTTTTGCCTGTTTTTTCCGAATGTCAACCATCTTTCTATAACTGTTTGAGAACTCATCTTCCGGCTGTACATCCCCTAACACGCCGCTCTCATCCATGATATGGACCGGGTACGCGAACCATGTATTGATCGGGTCAAACCTGGGGAATTCCCGTAATGTTCCTTCAATACGCCAGGCGGTTTTTGCCTTGGCACGCTGCTTCGCTTCCTCTACCTGGATGTTAAGCGCGTTCATCTGCCACTTGTCAAGCGTGTTCTGGCAGTACGCCAGCATGGTGCCGCTGTTGAGACGGTCATCCTGTGAGAGGTCATCTTCCCAGCCGTTTTTCCCGTGCGCCGTAAGGTATATCTGTGTGGCCTTGCAGGCTGCTTTATTCTCCTCCTGGGCTATCATTTCCTTTGTGGTTTCAAGCTCTATCAGGTCAAGCAAGGCATCCGGATCCCGGCCGAATACGCCCGAACCGGAGGCCCTGTCCATGGACTTTTTCCCGCCCTGGGCACCCTTGCTGTGATGGTGGCAGTAAATAACCGCACAGCCCAGCTCCGTGCACACCTTGTCAAACTGGTTGCAGAATTTGGACATCTGGTCCGCAGAGTTTTCGTCCCCGGTAATGATTTTGTAAATCGGATCGATAATGATCGCGAGGAAGCCCTGTTTCTGGGCCCTCCGGATCAGCTTCGGTGCCAGTTTATCCATCTGTTCGGACCGTCCCCTGAGGTTCCAGATCACTATATTTTTCAGGTGGTCATGTGCGATCACGGACGTTTTGTAAACATCGCGGAAACGATGCAGGCAGGATGCACGGTCAAGCTCCAGGTTTACATAAAGGACCTTTCCCTGCTGGCACTGCCAGCCCAGCCATTTTTTACCTTCAGCGATCGCGATCGCAAGTTCAATCAGGAGGAAAGATTTCCCGGCTTTTGAAGGCCCGGCAATCAGCATCTTGTGTCCCTGCCTGAGCACGCCGTCGATCAGGCACGGTGCCAGCTCAGGCATGTTATCCCAGACATCTGACAATCCTTCCATGTCCGGGAGGTCGTCGTTGATTCCTTCAATCCATTCCTTCCATTCGTCCCAGGAAGCCTTTCCGATGTTCGTACATAAAAGATACTGTTCTTTGTTTCCGCGCTTAATTCCGGGCATTCTGGAAAGCCTGGAGGGGTTTCTGTTCTGTGTGTCGATCTCCAGCCCGTTTTTCCTGCAGACGTCATAGAGGTAATCAACGCGTTTGCGGTATTCCTGGTAATCGGAGGCAAAGATCTTCACGATGGCATGGATGCTTTTCCCGCCGCTGTAGACCAGTGCCGCGATCGGCAGCTCCAGTTCCCTGAGGATAGCGTTCTGCTTCTCAAGATCAACACTGTCAGATTCCACGAGGGCATACCTGTAATCCGTCACGTTGTCATTTCGGACACCATTGCCGTCCAGAGGATTGAAGCGGATCCAGGCACCACCCTCAGGGTCATAGTCACCGAGAGCGGCGCCAAGGTCTCCTTTACACTTTTTCAGCTCCGTGATCAGTTCCCCCGCACTCCGCTTCCAGGATCCTTTGTTCTGCGGGATATACTTCCCCTTTTCATTCCTGTAGGACTGCATAACATATCCCACATTTTCTTCCGGTTGGAACAGTGCTTCTATGTACCTGATCAGCTGAGCTACTGGTTCCAGATCTTCGGCAGGGATAAGCTCCCTTCCTTCAATCCAGTTTTTGTCTACCACTACGCCATCGTCAGAGATTTCACTGTCCCAGTCAAGTTCATGCCCTGCATCCGGCTTCCAGCCCTGGTTTATGGCAAGCTGATAAATAGTGCCCGCAGTGACCGGGACACTATTACCCTGGAAAGTCCACCACTTTTTTTCGCATTCACCTGCGTGGTACCTGCCGGGATCCCGCTTGCTCCAGGCATCCCATTCTGCCGGAGAATATCCCTCATACTTGAGGGCCATCCCGACTTCCGTCCATTCTTCATACGAACATGCTGCCGGGTCCACATGCTCAAGCAATTCAATGACTGATAAGTTATTCATAATCTCACCATTCTAAAAACGGATTCTCCGAGCGGTCGATCCTGGCGGGCTGATAAGTCTGCGGATCAATTTCATAAGGCACCTTCCAACCGTTCCCGGCGATCCTGTCAATCAGGATCCGTGCCTGGTCAAACTGCCATGTGCCCACATGCTGGAAGCCGCGGCCCTCCAGGAATCGGATCTGCTTTGGTGTCGTAAGGCCTTCCTGGCGCCGTTTGTCAAGCCTGTCTAACAGCATGGTGGCTTTTCCTGCGTTGTCGATCTCATCAGGCAGGATGCCGAGTTTTTCAAGGCTCTCCTTCTGCCTCTCCGACGGCGGGGCCATTTCCCACCCGAAAGCCGGAACATATCCCGCCAGATCCTCCGCCTGGATCGACATCTCAAACTGCAGCGGATCCACCAGCTTCTTCTTCCGCTTCCGCATCTCAGCGAGCTGTTTCGCCAGGGCTTCTTCGCGCTCAGCCACTATATCACTGGAGGCCTTTTCTTCCGCTTCTTCCAGGTCAGTGGCGTGTCCTGCGTCATCCTCCAGGTTCTTTGTCATCTTCTTCGCCACTTCCTCATCCTTGCAGATCAGGGATGCCGGCCGGCACAGTTCATGCCGTTCGGTCATCCAGAGGAAGTCCAGTAATAGCAGGTGGTCTTTCCCCGGAGCCAGCCGGGTTCCACGGCCTACCATCTGACAGTAAAGGCTGCGGGATTTTGTCGGCCGGAGCACCACGATACAGTCTACAGTGGGACAGTCCCAGCCTTCCGTCAGGAGCATGGAATTGCACAGCACATCATATTTCCCTGCGTCGAAGTCGGCCAAAACCTCAGCCCTGTCTTCGCTACTCCCGTTCACCTCTCCGGCACGGAAACCGTTTTCCTCCAGGATATCCCGGAACTTCTGCGAAGTAGCGATCAGGGGCAGGAATACAACAGTCTTACGTCCTTTGCAGTACTGGGCCATCTCATGAGCGATCTGGTGCAGGTATGGATCCAGCGCAGTGCCTATGTCGGAGGCCTTGAAATCTCCGGCGCTGATGCCCACCTGACTGATATCCAGCTTCAGGGGGATCGTCATGGCTTTGATCGGAGAGAGGTAGCCTTCTTTGATGGCTTTCGGGAGTGTGTATTCATACGCAAGTGATTCAAAATACTGTCCCAGATTCCGCATATCCGATCTGTCAGGCGTGGCGGTCACTCCCAGGACTTTCGCGCCATGGAAGTGCTGCAGCACCTTCTGATAGCTGTCAGATATGGAGTGATGGGCCTCGTCCACAATGATGGTCGTAAAGTAGTCTTCCGGGAAACTGGAAAGCCTCCTGTCTCCCATGAGGGTCTGCACTGATCCGACAACTACGCGGAACCATGAATCTTTGCAGCTCTGCTCTGCTTTCTCCACCGCGCAGCCGAGGCCGGTGGCTTTCTGGAGCTTGTCTGCAGCCTGGTCAAGCAGCTCGCCTCTGTGTGCAAGGATCAGCACCCTGCGTCCCATCCTCACACAATCCTCGGCCACCTTCGCGAATACTATGGTCTTTCCGCATCCCGTTGGGAGGACCAGCAGCGTGCGGTCTACGGTCTCCCACTGGGTAAAGATGGCATCTTTTGCTTCCTGCTGGTATGGCCTCAGCTCCATGACCAGTTGCTCGCAGCCGGCGCGTCATCTGATGCCGGGTAGTATGTCCGCACATGGTTGTACTTCCGGTCAGGATTCTTCTGGTCCTGATCCAGTGTGATCTTACAGCGACCTTTCCGGCCCGCGATCTGGTTCCACTTCATGACTACGCGCTCGCCCTTTTTCTTCAGTCCGATCGAGGCGAAGAATGAAGACAGCTTCCACTCCATTTTTGTATGGAGGATCATAGAATCACGTACCTGGACCGTATTGCCATCCGGCAGGAGGATATTCAGGTAGACATTTGCCTGGTGGCAGGGCGGGATCTTTTCCGACCCGTTAAATTCCGCCCGCTCGTAATGATCTACGGAAAAATCATAGTCACCTTCCGGAAGCTCCGTAAACTGGCTGTCCTGTTCAATTTCATCGTCCCATCCGAGGCTGCTGCCATTGTTGATGTCACTCATAAAGAACTCCTTTCATTGATTCAGTTGAATGGTATCTCCTGCTTATCCCTGATCTGCAGGATATCTGACTTAATCTTCTGCCAGTTGGCCACGATCAGGCCGTTGACAATACCTGGGTTCACCTTATCGAAATCCCATATCTCTGTGCCGTCAGGGATAAAGCCACGCAGGTACATAATGTTTTTCAGTTCCCACATCGTAATCCCGTCTGTCTGCATGAGATCATGCAGCGCCTTCGGGATCCGCGGGTCAAGGCCATCAAAGTCTGCCGGTGCAGCCCTTTCCTTTACAGGCTCCGGAGCAGGCTGCTCAGGCGCCTTCGTTTCCTTCGCAGGAGCAGGTGCGCTTTTGACCTGCTGTTCAACCTCCGGATCGGAGACAGGGCGCTGCGTTCTGGCAGCGGGCTCCGGCTTTTCGCTGCGTTTTGGCAGCAGATCAGTTTTTTCTGCCGTTGTCCTTACCGTGCTTTCAATAATCTGGCTGATGCTCTTATAATCAAACGGGACTTCATCCGGAAGCCCATACCTGTTTTTGGCGTCCCAGAATTCCGTGTGCGTCGTTTCTATCACCCTGGTATTTCCCTGGGCCTTTTTCTTTTTGTCGACCTCTACCACCATGGTCTTATACCGGGCAAAGAATACGGCATCGGCCCATTCCTTCAGCATGGGAGCGACCTTCTTGCTGGTCTTCATTTCCCAGTGATCGTAAGCCCCCATCTCCTCCGGAAGCTCTACCTTGCGGAGCTGCGCATGCGCCGTGATCACGACTGTAATGCCTTTTTCCTTAACCATCGTCAGCAGGTTGAGAAGCTTTCCAAACTCTTCGGCCGCATAAGTATAGCCTTTGCCATATCCCGGCGTTTCAATGCTGTCCCACTTATTCTTTGCGCAGAGATCCCGCAGCATGATCTGCTCCGCCCAGTCCGCGGTATCCAGGACAAGCGTCCTGCAGCAGTCCGGGTGGTCAATTACATGCTGGACTTCAGACTTCAGTAATTCCCAGGACGTCGGCTTATCGAAGCGGGCCACGTCCATCTGGGCAGTGCTTCCTTCCGTGTCGATGAAAACGGGATCCGGGAACTCTGACGCGAACGTCGATTTTCCTATGCCCTCCTGGCCATAAATCACGATGCGCTGCGCATCTCTGATTTTTCCTTTTGTGATGTTCATTTAACCTCCTTTATGATGTGTTCAAGCTCTTTAATGGTCTGCTCCGGGTAAAATGTCATATACATGTCCAGCGTTTCTACATAGGGAACCGAGAAATACCATTTCTTGATCTCATGATTCTCTGTCGGCTTATGGCAGGACCATACTTTGCAGATCCCCGGCCTTACCGGGTAAATCGCGCAGCGATGCTCCTCTGCATCGAGCAGGAACGGACATAAGTTGTGCGCTGTAGGCCGTGACCACGGCCCCAACAGGATACGGGGCCGTGCCGGCTCGATGCTATGGACTTTTATATAATCCTTAATCCGCTTATAGTCATCAGGGGTTATCGGGAGAAAATTCCCGCAGCAGTTTCCGCAGTCCCTGCACTTGCCGTTGTCAGTGAAGTCACGGATTTTTGACATATCGGGGTTGTGCAGGTGTTCATGGAATTCGCTGTAAGAAGTCAGTCTGTATTCATCCTTAATTCTCAATTCCAGCCACCTTCCCAGCTCTTTACCGCAGGTTTTTCATCTGCCTTCGACCCTGCCCCGGCAACCATACCATCCTCAATGATGATGGTGCACTCGTCCTCGTTGGTAGACACCCTGGTTGCGATGGCCTGCAGGCCTTCCTGTTCCAGCCAGGATCCAAACTCCTTCATGGTGTCCGGATCCATCTGCTCCAGTTTATCCAGGAGGACGAACCCACATTCAGGATTCAGTTTCCGGACGATGCTGGTGGCCACCATCAGCTGCTCAGATCCGCTCATGCAGTCCCATCTCTGTCCCTTGTATACCAGTTCACCTTCCTGTACGGATAATCCCGGCAGGGGCAGGTCTGCAGCATCAAGCAGCTGCTTTTTGGATTCCCTGACCTTTTCAAGCTGTGCAGTCAGGTTATTCACGATTTCTCTTGCGGCATCCGCATCATCCTGGGCTTTCTGTTTATCGAGGTTGCAGCGCACCTTCCGGTTGATCTCTTCAATATTTGCAATACTCTCCTCGATCTCTGCAGTAGATTCATCCTGCAGGTCTTCTGCAGATCTCTTTGCGGTTTCCATGCGTTTACAGGCATTTTCATAATCCGCCTGCTTTCTCATGATCCTGGAATTAAGCTCTTTCATCTGCTCTTTGAGCTGTTCGATCTCAGCAAAGCTCATACGGCATTCTGCGGCAATGCTGTCGGCTTCATTCCTGAGCTGCTGGTTTCTGCCGTTTCTGGCAAGGATCTCCTGTTGCTCCCTGATCAGCTCGAAAGCAGATATCGGTTCTTCCGGGGCATCCGGATAATAAGCCATTTCTTTTGCAGCTTTGTCCTTCTGATCAGCAGTCCGGCCAGTATAAAGGCGTTCCTGGTAGATGCGTTTCTCCTCCGCATCAAGTGTTGCCAGCTGATCGCCGACACCGATAATCTTCAGGAGCACGTCAGCCTTCTGCCTGTCACTGGCAGCCATGAATTTCGGCAGATCAAGAGCCAGCTTCTCAATAAAGCTGTCCAGGAGCTTCTGGCCGGCTTTCTGACCGGAGGGATCTATTACTTTGAGTTCACTGTTCTTTCCTTTCCGCTCCACGATAAGGCCATTACTCAAAGTCACCTTAAGCGCAGGCGGGATTATGGATCCTTCCCGGGTCGGAGCCGAAGGCTTGAAATCCGCCCCGCCCAGAGCCCAGGCGATGGAATCCAGGACAGAGGTTTTCCCCTGGTTGTTCCTGCCGCCAATCACGGTCAGTCCGTTTTCCGACGGCTCCAGCTGGACAGCTTTGATCCTCTTGATGTTTTCCAGTTCAAGACTGTTAATTTTTACAGCCACTTAAATTCTCCTTCCTGTTTGTGGTAAGATGTTAATGAATATTTTTCCTTTGCCGCCGACGGAATGGCAGTTCCGTAAGCGGCTTTTTTCATTCCCCGTAAATGTCTTTGAAAGTTTTCAGCTTCTGACCAATCTCAGCAGATGCGCCGATTGCCATCATCCGCTTGAAGAAATCTTCCGCGGAATGGTTTTTACCCTGCTTCCGGTTGTATGTTCCGGTCAGGGCTCTCAGCTCCCTGTCCTGCTCGTTGGTCAGGGAGTAGACGACAATGTATTTTTTGCTCATGTGTCACCTTATGTTATGTTACATATTTTTGGTGTGCCTGTTTCAGTTCATCATCTGATATATCCAGATAGATCTGCGTTGTTTCTATATTTTCATGGCCAAGCAATTTGGATACTTCCGTGAGCGGCATTCCTGCCCTGAGCGCCATTGTAGCCCCGGTACGGCGGAACCTATGTGGGTGGCATTTTTCAACGCCGGCCCTCAGGCCAATATTTCTTACGATCCCTTCCAGGCTGCTGGCATCCATATGCCGCCCCTGGTCGTCTACTGCATCCGGGTACATGTACCACAGACAGGCATCTTTTTGTTTTCGTGTTTTTGTGAATGCTGCAAGGCTCCCAGCCTCCTTTGCCCTGGGAAAAAGATATGGATTATTATCTTTTCTCTCAGACAGGTATACCTGTAAAGCCAACTGTGCACGTGCGTTCAGATAGCACTCGCGGTCTTTATTCCCTTTCCCATGCACGATCACACAGTCATTGTTAAGCTCACTTATCATTACTTTCGCGGCTTCGGTCACCCGACACCAGGTAGACGACAGGAATTCCACAATTGCCCGCTCGCGATTCGTTTTGCAGGCGAGTCTGATTTTCTCGATGTCAAGCAATGAATAAGCCTTTTTCTTGACTTTCTTTTCCTTTATCGTATCTACCTTTGCCATAGGATTTTTCAGCAGGATCTCTTCTTTCTGCAGCCAAGTGTAGAATGATGAGAGGTTTCGTCTTTCATTGTTGGCTGTCACCGGGCTGATCTTATCAATACTGATCCTCCTCGCAATCAGCAACCTGACATCATCCGGAGTCACCTGGTCATACACTTTTCCTATTTCAGCCAGATTCCTTGTTACGGTATCTTTGTAATATTCGATGGTCCGCAGCGAGCAGCCTTTGGCGAGTTTGGCGGCCAGAAACCGCTTGACCATTATTTCATTTACATCCCCTTCATACGGGATGATTTCTGTTGTGGCCTCGGTAACGTTATACTTACTCAGGATTATAGCCAGACGCATACCGATTTCTTCCCGCTTATCAGGCGACAGCTCCGAGCAGAACATATTGATCAGATTGATCCTCAATTCTTCCTTAGGCTCTGTCATATCAGGCACCCCATTTTCATAGGTGTCTCCATGATCCTGCTCCTGGGAGTTTTCCCTTTTTCATACGGCTCCGCCAGTGTGTCGCCCTGCACCACAAGTGCATTGACCCCAATCAAGGATAGCTGCAGATAGGTCATATAGACGCCCTTCCAATCTAAATCTTGCGCCACCACATCTACTTTCTGTTGGTAATTTATCCCCTTATCTTTCAGGACCTTACAGGCAGCGATTATCATCCCCCCTGCACCACACGACGGCTCATGGAGTCTGTACACACCATCGTGATCGGGTTTAAGGTTTTCAAGATTTAACCTGGCGCACAGCTCCGACAGGTGGAACGGGGTGAAAAACTGTCCTGTATATTTGCTCCCCAGTCCGGCCTTCATATAAATGCTGCCGAGGACGTCACTCATGTCCTGTTCCAGCGCGTATGTCAGCCAAACGAACATTTCCGCGAAAGCCTCCTGCTCCTTCGGCTCATACCTGCCACTGATATCCATGTACAGCTTTTCGCGGTCTTTCCAGACATTGTTGTGAATCAGGTGACAGCGGTTGCAGATCGCAAGGGCGCAGCACTCCACCCAGTCCGAAAAAATGTTGTATGGGCTGTATTTCCCGGACAGCCCGACAATCCTGTCAATGATCTTCCTTTCAAAATCCTCCATTATCTTTCCTTTGCCTTCCCTGTCCCGCCCATCACTGTGCATGTCGGGATCGGTGCACCGCCGTTTGACGGGATCTTTTGGCCGGCATAGCGTTCTGTATGCAGACCCTCCGCGATAATCAGATCGTTTACCGGTTTCAGGTAAATGTTCATGCTGTCCGCAATGGCCTCCATTTCTTCGCCTGCCCGGTATCTGCGGCGGACTTCTTCTTTCTGGGCCTTGTTCATGTTCCAGGTCTTCTTCCCTGACTTTTTCTCTGACTCAGGTTTTTCAGTATCTTCCTTCGTCGGTAATTCAATACGCTCAGGCTCCGGATCTTCCTCAGCTACCGGCACTGTGATGGTGATCGGATAAGGTGTTTCTACCGCCGGCTCGTCGATCTGGAAGATCTCCCGCTGAATCTTACCGAAACAGCTTCTGCAGAAGTCTGCATTATCCAGATCCGTTGAAAAACTCAGGAAGTCTTCCCCTGCGTAGGCACGGATCTTGACCCGCTCCTTTTCGGGGATATACTTCTTGCATCTGTCGCATACATATTTGATTATCTGCATAACTCACCTCTTTCTTATTCCATGATCATTGCAAACCCGGCTGTGATCACAAGCCCCAGGCTACACGCCAGGATAGATCCGATCCCGCTTCCCAGGCACCCGACCATCAGTGAGATGATGCCCGAGGCGATAAAGCCGACCTCCGTCCAGTGCAGGGGACGGTCGTCAGGATCTACCATATCAACCGGATCCGGATCAAAGCGGTACCGCTTAAACGGGATCAGGTCCAGCTGCCTGGTGTTGATTTTTTTCAGTTCCTCCCGGTCTGTCAGGTAACATCCTCCCGGAAGCTTGACTGCCGTATTGTTCATTGTGAATCTCCCTCTTCTGTTTGAAGTTAATGCAGGCATAGTTCCTGCTCCGTTCTCCGCATGTGTTCTTCCTGGCACAGGTCTTGCAGGTGTACTTATTTACCATCGCACTCCTCCGGCCACTGGTGGTCTGCAGGTCGTCCCAGGTGCGCCGCAAGCTTCGCCCGGTAAACATAATACTGATTGTGCCCGGAACGCTTCTTACTGCGTTTTATGTGCCCGATATTGAGCCGGCCGGCGCTCATTTCGTCATACATATACTGACGACTCATTTTTAAAATTTTCGCGGCTATATCATTCGGAATAACCTCCGTCATTTACTGATCACCTCCTTCCTACTGCGGCAGCTTTCCTGCATTGAGCATATCTGCAAATGCCTGAGCCTCTTCATCGGTCTGGAACTCCTCCGGGCGGTATTCCCGGTTGCCGGAGTGATCGACCTCGAAGGCGTTGATCAGGCGGAAGACCCGGATCAGGGTGATGCCTGCGGCGTATATGTGGGTTACTCTCCATCTGCCTGGATTCATGGGTCACCTCCTTATGCTGTAATATCTTGCGTATCCGCAAGTTCTTCAGCAAAAAAAATATCCATTGGATCTTCGAATTTCAGAATGATAATCAGTTTATTGATTTCCTCACGGGTAAATGCTCCACCCGCCCTGATTTTTCGATATAAAGTTGATTCATCCATACCTAACATTTCAGCCAATTCTTTACCCGAAATGCCCATCAGGACAAGTTGTGCTTTAAACTTCCTCTCATTAAACAAGCTCTCACCTCCTTTCAAACTTGCGTTTCCGCAAGTCCTAATATAGCACAATATGTATGCCCTGTCAATGCGTTTTTGCAAGTTTTTTCTTGTGTGATGATTTTGTGCTTGCATTTTTGCAAGCATTACATTATAATGCAAATCAGAGGAGGTGTAATTATGAACGAGATTGATGTTCCGATAAAAGATATTTTACGAAATAAACGTATCGAGCTTGGCTTAACTATGAAAGAAGTAGCGCAAAAAGTTGGAGTCAGTGAGGGTACCATATCGAGATGGGAATCAGGCGAAATCGCCAATATGAGACGCGATAAAATATGGTTATTGTCTAAGGCATTAGATATGGATCCATCTATAATCATGGGATGGAAAAAGGATACAAGGGAAGTTCGCGCCATCCGCATCCCCGTCCTCGGCCGCATAGCCGCTGGCATCCCAATCAATGCCATCACCGAGATCATGGACTGGGAAGAAGTCCGTCCGGACGACGTAGCCGGCGGTGAATACTTCGCCCTCCAGATCCGCGGTGACAGCATGGAGCCACGCATACGTAACGGTGATGTGATAATCTGCCGCCAGCAGGAAGACGCGGAAGACGGAGCGCTTGTCGTTGCCATGGTAAACGGAGACGATGCCTGCTGCAAGAA